ATCTTTTGTTAAGTTTATATTTAGTAAAAATTGACTAAATAGTATTGTTGATACATAAATTTTAAATACTAAACTTTTATATTTTTCTTTAGTAAGAACTTCAAAAATTAAATAAGCAAGAGTTTGAAGAACAAAAATAAATAATCCAAGACTAGGACTTGTTATATTTTTAAAGATTGCCATTTATAGATAATAACTATTTTTTTTTTTGATTATTTATTTATATTAATGGAAAATACAAAACCAGTATTAATTGAAAATATGAATAAGTATTTAATTAAAAAATCATTAAGAGAGGTTAGAAAATTTAAAAATTATTATATTACATTAATTGTCAATATTTCATTTTTTATATTATTTGTAGGTAGTATTGCTCTATTTTTATATTATAGATATAAAGGCAAATTAACCCCGGAAGAAAAAGAAATAAAAGAAAAACAAAAAAAACAATATCTTTTTGAAAAATTACACAAGATTTCATATGAGAAACGTAAAGAACAACAAACCTTAATAACCGATTTACCAATAATATAGTATAAATATAGTATAAATATTTAAACTTTTTTTCTTTTACTAGTTTAATGGATACTAGCGATAGTACTACAAATATAAATGAGTTTGAGTTTGCAAGTGAGTTTACTGAAGCATTAAGATCTTTTTATAAATATAAAAAAGAGTATGAAAATAAAATAAATAAAAAAATTAAAGAAATACATAATAGTACCGATTTAACAAATGAAGAAAAACATAATAAGTTTTTAAAAATCAAAAAAACATGTATTATATGCGGACAAACCGGCGGATCATTATTTTTTCAAGATAAAAACAAATTAATTGCTAAATGCGGCAATGTTGAATCTCCCTGTAATTTTAATATTACTTTACAAAAGTCCAAATATAATGATATAATGAATGTAATTAAAGAACAAAGTAGTATAATAAATACTTATAAAAATGATATAATCAATATTAAATTAGATTTTATTCATGGTTTAAAAGATGAAGATACTACAATAAGTGAGTTTGAAGATATTAAAACAAAATTAATTGATATTGTTAACTTATATCAAATAACTTATAAACAATTTCTTAATTTATATAATATAGATAATTTGACTGCAATTGCAGTAGAAAATGATAAATTAACAGATCTTATAATAACGTTTAAAAACTTAATTGATAATTATGATAAAACTAAAGATCCTCAATCAATAGTTACTGCCTTAGAGTTATATAAAGAAATAAAAATAATTAATAAAAAACTAGTAAGTTTGAAATATAAAATAACTGAAATTACTAATAATAATTTAATACAACAGTCATATACAAATAAAGACCTTCAGGTTCTTGATAATAGCGATAAAAGTGAAAATAATGAAAATAAAATAATAGTATTTAATATAAATGCTCGGTAGATTTATTGATAGTAAAATTTTTTTTATTAGTTTAGCAATTGGTTTATTTCTAGTCTATATAAATCAACCTGCCCCAACTGTTATTTATGTTTATCCAACCCCAAGTAATATAGATAAAATACAATATAAAGACAAAGTAGGTAATTGTTTTGAGTTTGACACAAATAATGTAAAATGTCCTGATTCTGAAATTAATACAATTCCAATGCAATAATTATTCAGTAGTATTAACTATTATTTAACAGAATATATTATAATTTAATATTATATATTATATATTATATAAATGAAAAAAATAGGATTAACAAAAATAATGAATAGTTCTAAAGGTAAAATTATTTTTTCAATAATATTAGGATTTGGAATAGCCACTTTATTTAGAAAGGTTTGTAAAGATCGAAATTGCATTGTTTTTAAGGCTCCAGAGTTAAATAATATAGTAAATAAGACTTTTAAGTTTGACAATAAATGTTATAAATATAATGAAAAAAATGTAACTTGCAATAAATCAAAACAAATTTTAGAAATATAAATATAAATATTTTGCGTAAGTTTTATATATATATTAAAAAATTATATATAAAATGTCTATATCAAGTACTTTAATTGAACAACTTCCAATAAACTCTTCTAATAATTATATTCAAAATATACAACCTAATAACAATAATTATAACAATAACAGCAACAACAGCAACAACAATAACAATCTCAATAACAACCTCAATAATAATAACAATAACAATAATAATAATGAAAAAATACAAAATTATGGAGAGCAATTAAATAATGAAAGGGGATCAAATAGTTCACAAATAAATCCTATTGATTATACATCACAATTAACATCAGTATTAAAGGAAGCTACTGCAGCAGGAGTAACTGTATTGCCTTCGAGAGATATTCCAAAAAACACAATTTCAATTCAAAATGATAGACAAATACAACCGGATTTTATTCCACCAGAACAACAAAATGATTATATTGGAGACATTTTAAATAAAGAAAAAATAATTAGCGATCAACAAAAAAAACAGAATACTGCTGAAAACTTAGAATATATATTTCAAATAATTCAGATGCCATTATTAATTGGAATATTATATTTTATTTTTCAATTACCTTACACTAGACAAACTATTTTTACAACGTTTCCAAGCTTTTATAATAAAGATGGTTCTCAAAAGTTAAGCGGATTTATTTTCAATAGTATATTGTTCTCCTGTTTATATGGGTTAAATCTTGTTGCAATAAATTATTTAAATAATCAATAATCAATAATATACTTAATTATAATTTCGTAATTATAATTATTAAAGTATATTTAACTATGTTAATAGTTATTCTAATATGTCTAATTTATTAGAGTCTTATATTCATTCATTAATAAATAGTATTAATAAACCAATTCCTAAAGAATATAATTTAGTAGTGGATGGCGGCGCATTTAATTGTGCTTTTAGTGGAGGTTGTTTATACTATATAAATGAACTTGAAAAACTTAACTATATCAGAATTAATAAAATATCTGGGTGCAGTATAGGAGCATTATTAGGTTATATGTATTTAACAAATACGTTACATTTGCTTCCACTATATTATAGTTGTCTTCTTAATTATGGTCGTAAAAATATTAATTTTAATATTATAAAAAAATTAATTAAATATCACGTTAAAAAAACTGATTATAGAATTGTAAATAAAAAATTATTTATAACATTCAATAATATTAGTAAAGTAAAACACGTTGTAGTTTCAGAATATCATTCTGAAAATAAACTAATCAAATATTTAATTAAAAGTTGTTTTCTTCCATACCTAATTGATGGCACAATTGGATTTAAAGATAAGAATCAGTTTTACTGTGATGGATTTACTCCATATATATTTAAAAAAGATGGACATAATACTATATTTATTTCTTTAATTACTTTTAAATTATATAAATATTGTTTTTATACGTATGAAGATCTATATATATGGGATAAACTATTTTATGGAATAAAAGACATGCATTTATTTTTTACTACAAATATGAAACAAACCCAATATTGCAGTTTAATTAACAAATGGAATTATAGTAATTTTATTGAATTTACATTTAGAGAATTAGTGAATACAATTACTGTAGGTTTATTATTACAAAAAATATTATTTGATAAATATATTAAATCTAATAAATGTAATAAATGTAATATATTATTATATATTAAAAATAATATATATTTTAAAGAGTGTATGAATATTTTCAAATTATTCTTAAATAATGTAATTTCATATAAAGTTTTATAATTTTTTGGGTGATTTGGGTGATTTGGGTGATTTGGGTGATTTGGGTGATTTGGGTGATTTGGGTGTGACAGGTGATTTAAAACATTTATTTCGTTGTCCTGGTATATATCTAAAAAAGTATTTATTAAACTCTTCCCCGCATTTTTTCTTTTTAAGTTCATTATATAAAAATGATTTGGTAGCTCTAATATTTTGTAAAGTATCTTGAACGCCGTAGCATTTTGTTGAAAACCGCTTAAGCAATCCTTTTTGACTTAATCTATTTTTAATTTGAATATTAAATATATTTTCGCAGATACACATAATGCGATTAGTGTCATAATTTTTTTTATTAGTATATAAAAATGCAAAATAGAAACTTAACATGGTATCAATACTCGCAATATTTACGGATTTATTTCTTATAGTAATAGTATTATAACTATGACACGCCATTGTTTTATATAAATATATATAACTTTCATTATTAACTATAATTTCATAGTGTTCTGGAATTAATTCACCAATACTATCATATTGTTTAATATCAATGTTTAATATATTATGTTTAATTAATTCATTTTTTATAATATTTGAAGAATCAAAAGGATTTAATGATAGAACATCAAAATCTGGATATATATTTTTATTTTTATAACTATTTTTATTTTTAATATATTTATTATATTGAAAGAGTGCATATGCGCCAAAAATTACAAGTTTTTGAGAAATTATGCTATGTAATATAACATTAAATATTGTTTTATTTTTAGCATTACTATTATTTGTAATAATAGTATTAATGTTACAATAAGATGTTTTAATTGGAAAATACATATTTAATAGTACTAATCGTTTCCAAATCTTCTCCCATCTTGATACGTCTCCATCTGGTCTAGATAACTCTAAATATGCAGACATTCTTAAGAAGTTTGGTGGTGCATAATATATGTTGTCTTTAGTTATACAATTGTTTTGTAATATATTAAATAAATAGGAATCCATAAATGTTATGTCAGCAACTGATATAAAATTAACATAAATTTTATATGTGCCTGTATGAACTCCTGCTTTTGCTTCTACTTCTTCAAATCCATTTTCAAAATAAATATCAGCTAATTCTTTTGCATCACTCATTGCATTAGCTGAAAAGAAATCATAATCAGGATAATCGAGATTTATATCATAAAATTGTTCTTTTTTTGGTAAAATATTATTAATTGCGATGCCTCCATAACAAATTAATTTTTTACTTTTTATAAACTTTTCAACTATAGTAAAAATTTGTTCCATTATAGGCGAACGCATTTTAATTTTTTTCTTTTTTTCGGCAACTTCAACCGCATTTCGTAGAAGTAATATTTCTTTTTCTAATAACATTGTTTTTTTAATGGATTTTAATTTAGAGCTACATTTTGACTTAGACCTAGACCTAACCCTAGACCTAGACCTAGATTTAGAGCTATTCCTAGACTTAAAGCTTTTTTTTTTATATATTTTTTTTTTAATATATTTTTTTGTTTTCATTATATTAATATTTAGATAATAATTATATTTCAAAATCAATATATTCTGTACTAATTTTTCTACTATCACATTGATATTCTGAAGATAAAGGATCTGGTATTATAATTGTTCTTGGTATATATCTAAGGGCTAATGGTTTTAATACAAATGCGGATTTGCTTTTTTCAAAAAAATTGTTATAATATGCTAAATTACTATCTGTTTTTTGAAAAGACATTGCAACCATTTGACATCCATATTCTCTTGCATCATTAAAATTTGGATTTGAATAGCTAGGAATAAGATCTGGTAGCACAATGCTCATATTTTGTTTATTATAACTAGATAATTTAGCATCTTGAAGAAATTTAACATCAATATACCTTAATTTTCTCATAAAGGGTGCGCCACTAGCAATATTGATGTATTCGTCTAGCTTGGTTTTTTGATACAATGGATTGCTAGCATCCGCTATTATTATAATTTTTCCTAAAAAAGTTTTTATAGGGAGTGATCCCAGGTTTTGTCCTCCAAACTCAAAACTATATTCAACTCCTAATATTTTTGAGTTTAAGATTTCAGTTATTTGTTTTGCTAATATCTCATATATTTTAACATTTGTACTTAATATTCTTAAATGTAAAATAAGCGGGTCATTTGGATTTGGACAATGAGTGCTTGAAAATGCCATATTATTAATCATTTTAAATACATCATTTGTTGGTATGCTATTAAACGATTCTTTTACATTAAACTCAGAAACAGAAGATACAGCAACTGCTGGCAAATTATTAATAGAATAGATTTGAAAATCTAAACAACGAACCCCTTGTTCAATACAAGTTTGTAAAGCACATAGTCCTACATAATCTACTTTCATACTTCCACCTGCACAACAATTATATGCTGTTTTAATATAGTAATCTCTTAATAAATAAGTTGAATTAGAATCGATATTATAGATAGCCGGTTTATTTTTATAAACTTGTTTTAAAACCTTACAATTTCTTTCATATAGTGAAACCTTATATCTAATATATAAATATACACAAAAAATTATAATAAACATTAGTACAATAGCATATAATTCAACTTGAATATCTGGATTTTTAATAAAATTAGTGATTGTAATTTGTGCGTCTTTAAATGTGGCGGCCATTGTTTAATAATAATAATATATAATATATAATAATATATAATAATAATATATACTATATTATTATATATTATTTATGGGCGGAGGGATATTAAATATAATCGCAAGTGGTGAATTAAATGTTATATTAAATGGTGATCCAAAAAAGACATTTTTTAAAACTACTTATGCCAAACATACAACATTTGAATTACAAAGGTTTCAAATTGAGTCTAGTTTTGAAAACTCTTTATCTTTATTTACAGATTCGTTATTTAAATTTACTATTTCTAATATTGGGGATTTATTGATGGACACTTTTTTTTCATTTACTTTACCTGATATATATAGCCCTATTTATACTATACCACTAGCCCATACTACATCAGGTAATGGGCCATATGTTCCAACTCCTGATATATCTGGCTTAATATATTGTCAACCATATGAGTTTAGATGGATTGAAAATATAGGTGTTCAATTTATCAAAAAAGTTACATATTTAATAGATGGAAGACCAATACAAGAATATTCAGGACACTATTTATATTGTAAATCTAAACGTGATTTATCAAGCACAAAACTAGAACTATTTAATACTATGATTGGCAATACAAAAGATTTTAACGAGCCAGAAACTTTTAATAATAATAATGGGAATTATCCATCGGTTTCGTGGGGCGGGTTAAATGAGTCTAATTATCCTAATGGATTAGAACCATCCATTCGCGGAAGACGCATATTTGTCCCATTATATTTATGGGAAACATTTTCTAGTTTTCAAAGCTTTCCATTATTATTATTACAATATTCAAAACTGGAAATACACGTAGAATGTAGACCTATTTGTGAATTGTTTAAGGTGAGAGATTTAAACTATTTTGAATCTTGGATTGAAAAATTATGTCCTACTACACAACTTCCTAAAGTAATAACAGATACTTTTAAATATTATGATCCGCCATTTATACAACCTGATTTAAGCGATGAAAGATATAATATATTATTCTTTTTAAAACCACCACCAAGTAATACATTTTGTATTGGAGATATAAGTTATAATTTCATAACCACATTAACGCCTAAAGAAAATATACAAAAAGTATTTAAAGAAATAAGTATTAAATATTATTCAAAACTTCCCAATTTTGGGTTTGAAAATATTAGTTTATATTCAACTCTGGCTTTTTTATCTGAAGATGAAAGAAGATATATTAGCAAACAAACTCAACAATATTTGGTTAAAAAAGTATTTGAACGAACAATATATAATGCACAGGGGGTTAGAAAAGAGGATATTAAGTCTTATGGGATGACAGTATCGTGGATGTGGTTTTTTCAGAGAACAGATGTTGTATTAAGAAATGAATGGTCTAATTATTCCAATTGGTTATATAATAATAAAATGCCTTATCCTTGTATATTATCATTAGATTTGCTAAATAGTTTATCAAATGTAAATATTCCATATATTACTCCACAAAACAAAAAATATTTATTAAATAATTTAAATCCATGTCTGCAATATATTAGTGGGCCAACTCATCCCGGAAATCAAAAAAATATAATGGTTGATTGGGGATTGTATTGTAATGAATTAGTACGCGAAGAAAGCTTACCTTATGGTATAAATAATTATATAGAAAACTATTTAAAAGTAGAAGGAAATCCTGAGGATGGTATATACTGTTATAATTTTAATATTGAAAAAAATAATTCATTAAATCCATCTGGTGCAATGAATATGATGAAATTTAATACTATTACATTTGAGTTTACTACAATTGACCCATATAGAGAAGTGTCTAGTGAGATTGATAGTAACGGCGTTACTAAAATATTTGATGAGAAAAGCAATGAACCGAATAATCAAAGTAAATACTGCATTGATTCTTCAAAGTATCAAGATTTTGATTATAATTTTAATTTGCATATTATTGAAGAAAGATATAATATTTTACAATTTTCTAATGGCTTAGTTGATTATTTATTTCCAAATTAATTTAAATAATTTAAACAATTTAAATAATTTAAACAATTTAAACAAAAGTAAAGTAAAGATATAGATATATATATATCTATATATATGGGTGCTGGAGTTTTAAATGTTTTATCTGAAAACGATGATGATATTATATTAATTGGAAATCCAAGTAAAACATTTTTTAACAAAACATTTGTATCGCATACTAATTTTGGGAAGCAAAAGTTTCGTATAGATTTTGAAGGAAATACTCGTTTGAATTATAATAGTCCAACCTTATATAATTTTAAAATACCAAGATATGGAGACTTATTACAAGAAGTTTTTTTTTCATTTACTTTGCCTAATATTTGGAGTCCGCTTATTGCTTTTGGCGGGACGCCTGTTGTATTTTGCTCTTCTTGCAGAACAAATATTGAAACTAATTTGGATTATTTAAATATAAATAAAATAAATAATACTTATTCTTTTAATACAAATAAAGTACTAACAAAATGTGGGATATGCAATTGTTCTTGTAATAGTCCTAGTGAGGTTTCTGATAATACATTGGAGTTTTTAAAAGCAAATTCTAATATGAATATGAAGATTATAAATAGAGTATACCCATTAGAGTTTAAATGGATTGAGAATATTGGAGTTCAAGTTATAAACTCTATTAGAGTATTGTCTAATAATTCTATAATTCAAGAGTTTAGTGGTCAATATTTATTAAATATGGTTTGGCGAGATTTTACAGACAATCAAAAAAAAATATTTAATAAAATGATAGGAAATGTACCAGAATTAAATAATCCTGCACATTATTCAAATAGAAATGGAAATTATCCAAATGCGGCTTATTTTGGTTCTCTCTCTTCAATGTCTTATGGTTTAGAACCTTCAATTAGAGAAAGACAATTATTGATTCCAATTAATTTATGGTCTACATTAAATAATAAGACGCCATTTCCTTTAGTTGCTATGCAATATAGTGAACTGAGAATAGAGATTGAATTAAAACCTGTAAATCAATGGTGGGTAGTTAAAAATGTGATAAATGAAGTAAGTATTAATATTAATGAAACATTAAATATGAATGAAACATCAAATATGAATGAAACATCAAATATGAATGAAACATCAAATATGAATGAAACATCAAATAAAAATGAAACATCAAAGACGTATAAAATTTCAGAAGACTCAGGATTGACAACGAATTATAATGAATTAAATAATTTAGTTAATTTAGTCAGCATAGTGAATAATACATATAGCGCACCAAATTGTAATAATGAAATTTATAATTTGAAATTTTTTCTTAAAGAACCACCCAGAAAAAATATAATAAATAAACAAATTGATTTGCTTGGTGCTTCATTATCAGAAACTGGGGCCTTAGTATATCCATTAAATAGTAATAAGTTAGTAGAAAATTATTATAAAGATGTACCTAGTCCTTGGTTTGCGGATATTCATTTAATTGGTTGTTATACATTTTTAACAAATGAAGAACAATTATTTTTTTCTCAAAATAGTCATTCTTATCTGATAAGAGAGGTTCATGAATATACATTTAAGGATTTAATTGGTGGAAGTCATTTTACAGAAGTTAAAACTAGTGGATTAGTTATATCATGGATGTGGTTTTTTCAACGATCAGATGTAAAATATAGAAATGAATGGTCTAATTATTCAAATTACAACTATAATTCTAATTCAGAAATAATGAGTATATATGGATTAACAGATTTACTTAGTTTTAATAGTGAAAATCTAGATATAACAAATAAACTTGATTCTATAGTATGGCAAAAAACGTTTACAGCAAAAGAAAATAAAGATATATTATTAGAATGGGGGCTTTATTTTAATAATTCAATTAGAGAAATAACACTAGAAAAAGAATTAGTTTCTTATATTGATATATACTCTAGAAGCCAAGGTAGCGGATTAGACAATGTATTTTATTATAACTTTTGTTTGAATAGTGATCCACTTATTTATCAACCATCAGGCGCAACAAATATGTCTAAAATAAATAACATATATATGTCTTATAAATTAATAGATCCATTGTTAAAAACTTTAATTATAAACACTTCTACCTCCATTAACAATATCAATGATCCTTTTTTATATTCCTCTGTTATTGGAAGTTATTTATCTAATTCAATTAATTCTAATGCAACATGCTCAACTACTAATAATGAGGAGCAAACAACTATTAATTTAAAAGATACCGAAAAATATGTTTGGCATTATAATTTACACCTTATGGAAGAAAGATATAATATTTTAAAAATTATAAATGGTGTTGCTAATTTGCAATTTGATCGGTCATTATAAAAATATTAACAAAATATTAATATTTAGTTAATATATATGAAAAAAACGAAAAGACGCCGATATACACAAAAAGGCTGCGGTACAGGCGGAGGAATTACAATGAGCTATTTACGCCGTATGTCAACAAGTATACCACTAGCCCCTTTTAATTCTAAAGAAATACGTGCTACTAAAAAAGAAAAATCTAAGCGTAAGAAAAGAAGGAAATAAATAAATAATATATTATAAATATAAATAATATATTATAAATAATAAATAATATATTATAAATAATTTACTATATATTATATAGTATGGGCGGAGGATTATTAAATATAGTATCTTATGGTAATTTAAATATAATAATTAATGGAAGTCCAAAAAAAAGTTTATTTTTAGCAACCTATAAAAAATATACTAATTTTAGTTTACAAAAGCATATTATAAATTGCAACATTACAACTCCAAAATTAAAAGAGAATGAAAGCACAACATTTAATTTCACGATTCCTCGTATAGGTGATTTAATAGCGGATACATTTTTTACAATACAAATGCCTTATATATGGAGTCCTGTATGGGTTGAACCAAGTGATATATATGACAGACCAAATACAACGCCATACAGTTCAACTATAGAAGAAGGATTATATGTAATTAGCGATGCTAAGAATAATGAAATGCGCAAAATAAGACAGTTGTCTGGCGCTCATATTCCACACGCACAACCATTTGAGTTTAAATGGATTGAAGATTTAGGATCACAATTAATACAAAAAATAACAGTATCACTAGGCGATACAATTATTCAAGAGTTTTCAGGAGAATATTTAACAAATATGGTAAAACGAGATTTCACAAATGAAAAAAAAGAATTATTTAATAAAATGACTGGAAATGTAGTTGAAATGAATGCTCCAGAATTATGTGACAATCGAAATGGATTATATCCAAACTGTTTATATGCAGCTCCTTTGCCATTTAAAGATAACTCTGGAAATATACTATATAAAATATATAGTAATAAAGAAGCGGTTGTTAATAAAGAATTAAATATTATAACTAATTTGTCTCCTTCTATTAATAAAAAAATATTAACTATTCCATTGAATTTGTGGTATATGTTTTCATCTAGCCATGCATTTCCATTATTATCATTAACTGAAAATGCATTTAAAATAAAAATAGAATGTCGACCAATACGTGAATTATTTAGAATTCGTGATGTTAGATATTATATTAATACGTATTACCATCATAATATAGCAGTTAATAATCTTAGCACAAATGGAGCTGGTATATCTATTTATAAGCATTATCAAAATAATTATTATGCACCTGGTTCAACAAATACTGGATTCTCACAGTTTGATGTATTTAAACCATATGTGCCTCCGCCATATATAAGCACAATAAATACAACTGATCCATTATATCAGTTGTATATGTTTACAACTCAGTTTGCTTCGCAAAATCAACAATTTATTCAACAAGCGGCATTAAATGCAAATAGTTCTGCACAAATAGCCGGATTATTGAGAGAAAGTAGTATATGGAATTGTAATCCTAGATTAATAAGTACATATATATATTTAGATCCAGAAGAACAAGAAGTATTTAAACAAAAGCCACAATCTTATTTAATAAAACAAATATTAGAACATTTTTTTGAAGCCGAAAATCATAAAGAGTTTACACAAAGTCGATTTAAAAGTAACTCGGTTGCTGTTAATTTTATGTGGTATTTACAAAGAGATGATATATTTTTAAGAAATGAATGGAGTAATTATACAAATTGGCCATATAAAGAAAAGCCATATACACTGCAGCCTTTATATTATAAAAAATTAAATAATAATTGGTATAAAAATAGTACTACTCCAGTAGTGTCCGAAATAATATATACAACAACAAATCCAGACCCCAAGTTTTCACAAATCCCAGAAATGTTTGAACTTACTACATCAAATACTAGACCTTTACAATTTAAACAAATGCTTTATCTAAAAGAAAATACACTTTCAAACACATATTTAAGTGAAAGTATTGATAATACTACAATTTATAATACTAAAATAGAGGCCGGGTATGTTGTTATAAATAAAGCAATACAAAAATATCCACCATATTTTCCATTTTCATATAAACGCCCAGATCCAAATGATGAGATTGCTTCTGGTGGCTGCAATCCATATATAACTGGGCCTAATAGAAAACAAACAAAAAATATATTATTGAATTGGGCATTAAAATTAGATGGTAAAAATAAAGAAAATACTTTAAATGCTGAATATTATAATTACGTTGAGCCATTTTTAAGAAGTATTGGTTCCTCTGCAAATGGAGTTTATAATTATAGTTTTAGTTTAAACTCTAATCCATTTGTAGTAGATCCTTGTGGATATGCTAATTTGATAAATTATAATAATATTGATTTTGAATATGAAGTTATAGAATTAGAAAAAATAAATGATATAACAAGAGTAGCAACTTTACCTTTGTGTATTGATAATGAGTTTGTAGGATTTAATAAACCAACTTGGTTGATATATGATTATAAGTTTACATTAAAGTTATTTGAGGAACAGTTTAATTTATTAACTATAAATAATGGTTTAGCATCTTTAAAATTTCAACATTCTAATTAAATATATTTTTTATATTTATTAATATATATTAATTAATATATTTTGTATAAATATATTAATAAATATATATGAGTAACGATATAGCAAGTAGTTCAGATGATTCTAATAATTTAAATGATGAAGAAAATGATGAAGAAAATAAAGAAACAGCAGCAACAAATGAATCAGAAGTAGTTACAGATAGATTTAATAATTTGAAAAGTATATTAATATATGCTCTGTTTTTATTTGCAAAAATAACATGTTTTATATTAATAAATGCTAATATTTTATTTTTTTTAACATATTTATTTGAAAGAATTTATTATAAAAAATTTACAATTGGTAATATGGACAAAAAGAAAAGGATGGTTGATGACTATAAAACTTACTTAGATGCAACGTTTCCATCCGATAGAACACAAGCTCCCTTTAAAAATGTTAAAAATGGGTTTAAAGAAAATAAATTATTAACGTGTCCAATCGATTATGAGAAAAAAGCTAAGGATGACGCAATTAAAAAGGCAAAGGCGGCGCTAAGTAAAAAATCGGCTTCAGGGCCTACGCCAAGTTTTGATTGTAAAACAGGTAACGCAGGATCACAGAATTGTTCGTCGGCTGCAGGAGGAGTAGCAGGAGCATTACCAGGAGGAGTAGCATTACCACCAGTAGGAGGAGCATTACCAGGAGGAGTAGCATTACCAGGAGGAGTAGCATTACCACCAGGAGGAGGAGCATTACCAGGAGGAGTAGCATTACCAGGAGGAGTAGCATTACCAGCAGTAGCAGTACAACCACTACCAGTAGTAGGAGCAGGAGCACAACCACCCGCAATAGTAGCACAACCAGCAGTAGTAGCACAACCACCAGCAGCTGGTACCCCACCAGCAGTACACGCAGGCGGACAAAAAGGAGGAATTGGTGCTAATATAATTAAAAATATAAATGAGTTATCAAAAAAGTTAATGGAAGGTGTTAAGCCTGTTAATAAGGTTAAAAAAACTATAGCTGATCTTTATGCTGAAAAAAATAATCCTGCCGGAGATGATGGAGTAGGTGAAGATGATCCCGATTTGGCAGAAGGTATTGATCGGACTGAAGGAACTGCTGATCCTGAGTGTAAAGATACGCTCACTAAGCGTATTGATTTAATGTCTTGTGAAAAGGTTGAATGTAAAGGCGAGTTTCCGTATAATATTCCTACACCTAATAATATGTTTGGTGATTATTTGCGTATACGCCTTGCTTGTATAGGAAAAACTCAAATCGCAATTAATAATAAAATTAAGAATAGAATAAAATCATTTAACAATTTACTACCAGCATTTTGTTATTGTACTAAAGAAGAAACTGATTATATCAGTGGTAAAGACCCAGTTTACTTGCAAAATCCAAAAACTGGTAAATATGATATAGAGTTCGATGACAAATTAAAAAACACAGAAGAGTATAAGAAAGTATTTAAAGAAGATCCAGATGCAATCGAAATAAATTGTAAAGTGAGAAATGAGTTTTATAACGGGCTTTTAATGGTATTTGGTTTTTTTATATCCATTTTTTATTTAATATATTGTGATTTATATGTTAATATTACATTATTTGTGAATCATATTTTGTTATGGTCTCAAATAACCAATACATATAATACACATATTGAAACAAAAAATAGAAAAATATTGAAATTTTTAATGTTCTTAATGACTCCGTTTATATTTATAACAAATCGTGTTATAGCGTGTGCAATTATGCTTCAACTTACTTATAGAATATGGATTAAACCATTATTTAAAGAAGCGAGCAAAGAGAAGGTATATAAAATAATAACTGAAAATAGAAATATAGTAGCATATATATTTGTTTTTTCATATTTACTATTTTTATATACTCTAGACATACCAGCTAATTATGAACTGCCTGTTAAAATAATACCAACATTAATAGTAACAATAATAGTTCTTGTTACAGTTATTCAATCTCTTTATAGAATAATTACAAATCTTAAATTTACAAAAGCTAGTTGTAAAAAATTATAAACAATTTAAAAAGTAATATATGAATATATGTATAATATTGTATATGGGAAAAAAAAAAATTTTGCATGAAGAGCCTTTTGTAAGTATATGCACTCCAACATTTAATAGACGTCCATTTATTCCAGCAATGATTGAGTGTTTTAATCATCAAACATATCCAAAAGATAAAATGGAATGGATTATTATTGATGATGGCACAGATAAAATAGAAGATTTAGTTAAAGAGATTCCAAATGTAAAATATTTTAAATATGATACTAAAATGCCTTTAGGGAAAAAACGTAATTTAATGCATACAAAAACTAAGGGTGAAATTATAATATATATGGATGATGACGATTATTATCCTCCAGAACGGGTTAGTCATGCTGTAACAATGTTATTATCTCATCCAAAAGCATTATGTGCTGGAGCAAGTGAAATCTATATATATTTTAAACATATTGAAAAAATGTATCAGTTTGGTCCATATGGACCAAATCATGCTACTGCTGGAACATTTGCATTTAAAAGACAATTATTAAAAAATCATAGTTATGATGATAATGCATCATTAGCAGAAGAACGTGCTTTTTTAAAAGATTATACAGTTCCATTTGTTCAATTAGAACCCAAAAAAACAATTTTAGTATTTTCTCACAGACATAATACGTTTGATAAAAAAACTTTATTAAATAATATTAATCCAAAATATACAAAAGAATCAGATAAAAAGGTAGAAGACTTTATAAAAGAAAAAAAATTAGCGAGTTTTTTTGTAAATGAAATTGACGACGCTTTAATAAATTATAAACCAGGAGAGCCATCGATGAAACCAGATGTATTAGAGCAAATTAAAACAATAACAGCGCATAGAAATGAAAATGCACAATCACAAACACAATCACAAATACAAGGGCAATTATGTCGTGAAGTGAATGGTAAGCAAGAAATTTTAAAACCAGAAGAAGTCGCAACTTTATTAACTCAGCAAGATAATACTATTAAAATATTACAAGAACTTTTAAAAAAAAAAGATGCCTATATTAAACTATTAGTATCTAAAGTATCAAAGACGGATGAATGGACATTGTTGCCAAATGAATAGTTTCAAATAGTTTTATTAAATTATTTGTGAACATAACTAATTCGATTTCTTCTTCGTGAATATTATAAAAAATAATAATATATTTACATATAATTTTTATAATTTCATATTTCTCTTTATCTACTAAAATATCAGTTATTTTAATAAAAAAATATAAATTATCTAATATATCCAATACAGAAAAACCATTATTATAAATAATGTTTAATAGTTCAATTGCATCTGATAAGTTACCAGCTTTACATAAAGTAATATATTTTGTAAAGTCATTAAATGATATATTGGTGCAAGTATTTAATGCAATATTATAAGTAATATATTCATTTAATAATTTAAATTTTTCTAAGTAACTTATAGAGGTTTGTATAGAGTTATTACATAATAATAATAAAAACTCTTCTGCTTTAGGTTCTAGTTTAATATTTTCATTAAGACATATTTTTTTAATGAATGTTTTTAAATATTTCTCTTCTAGTGGTTTTATTTTTATAATAATTTGTTTTGATTGATAACTGTCTATTATTTTTTGTATATTGCAACAAGAAGCAATAAAATTAACATTTTTACTATATTTATCTATACAATTTTTAAAAACTTGTTGGCCTTGTTCATTTATATTGTCAAGATCATCTAATATAATTATTTTTTTTTTATTAGGAATACTAGACATTGTTTGGCAAAATGTTTTAACCTCTGTTTTATAATAAGTAATACCTTGATCTTTTAATGAATTGATTATTAATATATTATTATTATCATATGCATCTCCATAATATTTTTTTATAATACAATTAATTAAAGTTGTTTTTCCAGAGCCTTGATTTCCTATTAATAATATATTTAATAAATCTGATTTAATTAATGTATTTAAAAGTTCTATTAATTGATGATTAATTTCAAATTCTTCTAATGTTTTAGGTCTATACTTATATATAAATGGTTGCTCCATGAACATTAATATTAATATTAATTATAAATAAATATTTAAGTTTATCTATTAATAATATAGTATAATATACTATTAATAATAAATAATGAACTCAATGAACTCAACTGAAACATATTACTCGCTTTTAGGAATAAATAGTAATGCTTCACAAGATGAAATCAAACGCGTTTATAGAAAGTTGTCATTAGAACTACACCCTGATAAAAATAAAAATGACTCTGAAAAATTAGAGAAATATAAAAAGATAACCGCTGCTTATAATATATTAAGCGACCCAATTGAAAAATCAAAATATGATGCTTCAATTGCTCATTCTAATTTACCAATTGAAGAAATATTTATGAATATGATGCTTAATCCTCAAGATTTGAATACTTTAATAAGTAATTTATATTTTTCTAGTATGGAAGAGTTACCGATTAATAAACATAAACATAGAGCGGGCTCAATAGGTTCAATGGGTTCAATGGGTTCAATGGGTTCAATGGGTTCAATGGGTTCAATGGGTTCAATGAGACCAATGGGTTTTAATTTTAATAATCTCTCAAAAGGAGTTAATAATTTTGAGTTTAATTCAAAACCAAAAACAATACATCAAAAAATAAATATTTCTTTATTAGATGCATATAAAGGCTGTAAAATACCAATAACAATAGAAAGATGGAACTATGAAAATAATATAGAGTATGCACAAGAAGAAACAATATATGTAGATATACCAAAAGGCATTGATAATAATGAAATAATTACAATAAAAGAAAAAGGCAATAAACTAAGCAATTCCAATAAAGGAGATATAGAGGTTAGAATTAGTATTACTAATGAGACCGATTTTGAAAGAAATGGTATAGATTTAATATATAAAAAAACTATATCATTAAAAGAATCGCTTTGTGGATTTAATTTTACACTTAACTATATAGACGGGCGTGAGTTTATTATAAATAATAAATTAGGAAATATTATACCACCAGATTTTCGTAAAATAATAAATAATTTAGGAATGACGAGAGAAAATGTGAGTGGTGACTTAATAATTATTTTTAATGTTGAATATCCAAAAACTATATCAAATGAAATATTAGAAAAAATATCGGCAATATTAGAATAATAAATAAACTAAACATTCGATTTTAAAAATCCTAATAAACCTTCTTTTGTTCTATTTCCATCATACATTGTTGTTTTATTATCTTTTATTAAAATCATAGTTGGAAAACTTTTTATATCATTTTCTTCGCATAATTTTTTGCCTTCTGGTTCGTTCATTTCAACTGCTTTCATTGTGATTGAGGTTGTATTGCTTCTTGTAGCGTCTTTCCAAACGGGCATTAATTCTTTACAATGCCCGCATTCTTTCATATGAACTAGAATAAAGCTATTATTATTATCAAACCCTTCAGTTATAAATCGATTAAATCCAAACAACCCTGAGATTAATATAACAAGTACTAAAAAAATTACTAATAGGCCTTTAACGGTTTTAGACGAATTAAAAATAATCCCTTTTTTTTTCATTTTATATATATTATAAAATATTATAAAATATTATAAAATATTATAAAATATTATAAAATATTATAAAATATTATAAAATATTATAAAATATTATAAAATATTATAAAATATTATAAAATATTATGAACACCATAAATAATAATTTTAAAGATATATCAAACTTTAATAATATAAACGATTATTTGCCATTATTCAATGGAGCGTTAATTACTGAATTAATAATGCTTTTTTTATTTAATAATAAAATGTTTAAGTCTAAAACTTTAAAAGAATGGTATACAAAATTTAATTTATCTGCAATTATTGCAGATGTCTTTATATTAGTGATTGGATTTATTATTGTTCGACTAATTTATAATTCTATATTTAGTACATTTTCAATATTAAAGTTCATACTATTATTAGTAATAGTGCAAACCATTCATGATATTTTATTCTATTTCCTGGTAATAAATATAAAACGAGGATCTAATAAAATGATAGATACATTTAAAGATTATATTAAAGAACATAATGCTAGCATTCTTTTTGCTGATAGTTTATTGATAATATCTGGCGGTTTATTTTCTTCATATATTGCTAATTATAGTTTAAGTTTTAATATAGGATTGTTAATTATATTAATATATTTAATACCCTTTTTTCTATATCATTAGTTATGATGTAAATTGTTATATATACATATTTATATACATATTTATATATAAATATATAAATATGAATATAGCATTGTGTTTTTGTGTTAGAAATTGTGAACCATATTTAAACCGAATATTTAAAAATATTGATCGTATGAGAACATTACAATTCAATATTATTTGTATATTTATATATGATAATTGTAATGATAAAAGTGAAATATTGCTACGCGAATATGAGAAAGCTAATAAAAATATAATAGTTAAATATATAGAAAATAAAAGTCCTTATAGAACAGTCAGAATATCAAAAGCTAGAAATACCTGTTTAAATATTATTTATAATTATATTAAAAATATTGATTATCATATTATGATAGACTGTGATGATGTTTGTTGTAATGAATGGGATTTAAATGTCATTAATAATATATTAAACAATACAGACAATGATGATTGGGATTGTATTTCATTTAATAGACCGATCTATTATGATTTATGGGCGTTAATGTTTGATAACTTTAGACATAATCCTTGGGGATATGGTATTCATTCTAGAAATATAATGAATATAATGAAAAATGAAATAAATAATAAGCTATTAAATAGTAAAACAAATAGTATAGAAGTTATATCTGCATTTAATGGATTTTGTATATATAAAACTCATAAGTTTAACGGGATTCGTTATGAAGGATTATATGGCAATTTAAGAACATTAATATCAAATAATGATTTATTTAAAACAGTTAATTATTTAAATACTACTTATAAATTAAATGTTAAATTAAATATGAATAATTATAACCAATGCTGTGAACACTTATATTATAATCTCTCTGCGTATAAAAAAGGTTGTAAAATTAAAATTTCAAAGTTTATAGTTGTATAAATTAATTTGTATAAATTAATTTGTATTAATTTGTATTACAATTTAATTTTTTAATTATCAATTACTTTTGTTTGAATATCAGCAGAAACAATATAAATAGAGTTTTCGGTGCAGATAATATAACACCCTGAAACCTTGTATATTTTACTTATAGGACTAGTGTATTCTTCAGAGTTTTTAACAAGTAACTTTTCATTTGTATCTTTTTTAACTCCAATAACTACTTCTTTTTGTAGAGAGTTTGTCCAGTAGTCGAGCATAATAGGTTTATCCTCTATTATAGACAGCTTGGCAATATGGCACCACAAATCTTGTGGTGGTAATTTAATAGAAGGGTCTTGTATACTCATTATTATATTCAATTAATATAATCTTTAAATATAAATTTAATTAATTAATTAATTAAATAAAAATAATTAAATAAAAATAATTAAATAAAAATAATTAAATAAAAATAATTAAATAAAAATAATTAAATAAATAATTAATTATAATAGATTTGTTTTTTTTTAGGATTTTTATTCTTTTCTATTTTCTTATCAGTTTCAATATAATTAGCTACAATTTCAGTATATTCGTCTTCAAGTATTTTTTTAATTTTATTGTATACTATATGTAAAGTGCTTTCTTCGCATCTTCCAACGATTAAAACGCTTCCAGTTCTAAAGATCATAAATGATATACTATAATTTTTATCAGTTTTTTCATCAATTAAATAATATTTACATTGAATACCAGGATATTGACAGGAATCATAAATACAATCTATATTATATTTATTCTTTAAAATTTGTAACAATTTATCTCTGTCTAAGTAAAATCCGCAATTAAAATTTGAATTAATTAATACTGTTTCTGATTTAGTTAAATCATAATCAATCGTTTGAATATTTGAATATAATCGTAAGTTTTTAACTAGCAAATCTAGAGTAGTAATTAGGGTTGAATCTTCTTTTATGCCTGGAATTTCCAATTTACCAGTATTAAAAACTTTAACATGGATTTCTTTAAATTTGTCATTTAAATTAATTCTTAATATTAAAACGAAGCAATTGTAAAAAGCACTTCGTTTTTTTGAGCGATATGATAATATATCTTTTTGACATAATCCAATGCTAATTTTTCTAATATCTTTAAATTTAATACGCCCATTTGGGTTTATTATTCTACTGATAATATGATTATCTACATTTCTTTCATTTTCTATTTTTTTATTTAGTTCTTCAACTGCTTCTTGATTTGTAAAATTAAATTTCATTTGTTTTTTAACTACACCAATTTCCTGTAAATGATACGGAATAACTTTAATCTTTAAAAATGTATCTTCTAAATTAATTGGTTGATTTAAATATGCAATTTTTGTTTTTGTAGAAATATAAATATCGGATGCTTTTGGTAGTGTTTTTGATTTTAATCTAATCTCATTTCTTTCGTCATTTTTTTCATCATTTTTTGCATCATTGATATTTCCATATTTACAAAATAGCGACCATGCATTATCAATATCATAAATATCGTTATTTGTATT